CGTACAGATCGTAATTAAGATGCGCCCCTGTTCCCGGGGCTCCGCCTGCGAAGCCGTAAAATGCTGCGGTATCGGATAGCGCTGCAGTAGCTTCCTCCCCTTGGTCTTGAACAACTAGGTAGTAAGGCACCTCGAACGCGGTTTGATAGGGGAAATTTAACGGGTTACCGATAGGGTCTACCCATAACGTTTCAGCAGGTTCTTCAAACGTGCTGAATACTTGACCGAAAATATCCTCACCAAACTCAAGTGTTATATCCCCGTTAAGGAGACCACTTTCGCTCCGCTTGGTTACGCGGCAGATTATTTGGTTTATTCCATCGTCAGGAGACCGTAAAATAAAAACGTCTCCCGGCTTCAAGTTAGCAACGGTTCTATTAGTCTTAACCCGCCCTTGGTAAAAAGGACGAGTTGATCTGGCCAAATCGCGGTTACCTACCAGCGTAGCGGTTCGCTTGTTAGTTAGACCCGCGGTGTAGTCATACGTCTTAGAGTTAAGCCCGCCCGCCATGTCGACCAAGGCCGGGTCGCTTAGCGATATCGAGTCATTTTCGCCGGTATTACGGTTCCAAAACTGGATGATGACCGCATTAAAAAGTTCAGTATCGTTAGGGTCATTGTACCGCTCTAGGTCCGAATTACTCGGGTCAAGCACAGGCAACGTATCAATGTCGTAGTCGTCCCTGATAAGTTTGATCTCCATCAGACCGGTATCGGGGTCTTGATACGGGATCGCGTCTATATGCCTAGCAACTTCCTCTATTATCTCCCGCCACTTGATTTCCTCCGTAAAAAGAAACGAGACACCTAATCCTTCCTCATAAATCGTATCTGCCGCGGAGTAATATGATGCGCCCATTTTTGTTTCAGGATATCGCCCACCCCAAATCTTGTCAGTGTGACACTCCCGAATAAGGTGGACCGGGTTTATATCTGCGTTAACAACCGGACCGGCTGTTATCGTTATTTCCATGTCTGCATAAAAATAGTTGTTAGGGTCGGGTATATCGGTTTCGTCAACCCTATAGGCTATGACATGAGGCCCTGTATCAAGCGTAGCGGTCGCACTCCCGACCCACGTTTGCTCCCCTCCGACAAACTCACCGAAAGGTAGGTCCAAGGGAACGCCGTCCACCCAGAGGGCAGGTTGGTTGTCGAAAGCTAAATCAAATTTAAGTACCGAAGGCCCATCCAGGTATATAGTTCTACGCAGCCATACCTGAGAGTCTTCAGGAATCGGAGTTCCACCTGATGTAACCCACCCCTGGGAGGGTAGATACGGGTGGGGTGACCCTTCATAAAAAGGAGCGCTACTTGTAGACCATGAACTATCGTCAAAGTCGCGGGCCGAGTAATCTGACGGAGTATTTCTAGGCTCAACTAGATACTTCCATCCACTCGATCCCCTTGGCAGTAGATGATCCGGCAAGTTGTAAGTTAAGGGACTTATCTCCGCTTTCTCATCGTACCATTGCTTGCTACCGTCACTGAGCTTATGAATAGCTTGAGCGCGAACTTTAAGCTCTTTGATGTAGGGGTTATTCCCGAAGTAGAAGTCATCAAAAAACAAGGAGACCACGCCTCGGTAGGCGGGCATCAAAGTACCCCCTAGCCGAGACACTAATTTTTGCATACGCGACTGCGCGGGCCAACCCATGCCGATATGAACCTTACCCGATACACCCCCCTCTTGCTTTTCACCGCCGAAAAGCTCGGGCTTGTCGATGTAAATTTCCTGCCAGCCCTCGTTATGACCGATGGCCACACCCTCCCAAGCGAGCTTATTGGCGAACCAGAAGTGGGTTATGAAATCGAAGTTACTCAATGCGAGTACGATGTGCTGGTCTTCGTAATACTTATATGCGACGACTTGTTTCTTGCTACTCCCGCCCATTAGATATCGCCTTTTTTAGCTTCTTCAGCATCGGCCAGGTCCGCAGCTTTGATCGCAAGTCCGCAGCCGGTTTTACGCAACTCATCAGACTCGATCCCATCGCGAAATGAACGCAAGGGGATACTGTGTTTGGCACACCATTTCTTTATCGCCGGAGTGCAGTATTTGAGTTTCCGAAGATGAGGGAAATAGACCTTAGCCATTTACTTTTTACCCCCTTTCTTCTTGATCGGAACGGCTCGCGTGTTGCCACGGTTAACCACACCGGGCGACTTGATATCGCGGGTTCCCCGAAGTAGATAAATACTGGACCCCGTTTTCACACCGGGCGCAGTTGTTTTCTCGGCGGCTGCGGGATGACTCTGCTGCGGTTTGTTCAAATAGCTCGAAATGACCATTAAGGCCACGCCAATTAATAGTTGAACCCAGAACCCCATACCTGTCGGCCCCTATAAAATTCCGCTACTGTCATACCCCGACCGTAACGGAGTCCAGTCAAACGCTAGATAATTCAACCCATTGTTGAATTTATTATTACAAGTTGTTGGTAGTCTATCACACCCCGGATAAAGTGAGACCCGAGACAGCGGTAACAGCGACTTAACGGGCCTGTTGATCCATATCTGGCTACCTACGTGCTGGAGGATGTAGCGGTTAATCCCGTCTATCCTGAAAATACCACCGGTAAAATAACCGTCAGGGTAGGTCGACCCGTCTTCCTTAAACTGCGCTTCCGGTATTTCAATGAGAGTGCTGTCCGTTATCGAGCATACTAGGCCTGGCACTTCCCAATCGTCTTTATTCAAGCGGCATAGAACGTGATATACAGTATGGTCGCACTGACCGACCTGGTAGCGCATCGTCAGAGCGTAACCATTCATGTAGAGGTCGAGGCGTTCACTCGCGAGGCGCATGTACGGATACTCCCACTCTACGCTCGACAAACGGCCGGACCAGACGATGAACGGCTGCGAATCCGGGTCATCTAAATGCGACTGGTAGACCGTCAATGTGACTACCGTTCGGAAGTCTTGCTCTAGGTAAATAGCGGCGAAAGGGTTGTCCCGCTTCAGGGTTATCTTTAACTGCTCCCCGTCATACGGGTTAGCGTCGTCACTCACCGCGTCTCGCGTCATGTAGGACGGCGAGTAGACGTTACCGTTCACGGTTACCGGATAGTCCGCGGTAGTCAAGCGAACCACCTCGCTAGGGTCGTCTCCGTAAACGATCTCCAAGTGTTCAGCGGGCGTACCGTCGTGCCGAGAAGTCTCAAAAGCAGGGAATGTCATTCGGGGATATCCTCGGATTTAACAGATAGCGAGATTCGGGCCACCTCGTCGGTAAGCCAGGTCACCGTCAGGCTGTCAGAGGCTAAGTGGGAGTTAGTGACAAGACCGGCCATCGGGGCCTCCCACGGTCCGTAGCTTTCACCCCAGGATTCAACAGTCGATACGATAGTCACCCCATTGGTGAAATCGGGAGTAAATGATGATATTTCAAAGAAAGCGAAACTCCCGTCCTTTTTCAGTACCATCAGGTGCGAGTACATCGTAAGTTCAGGCGCGAAGCGGCCAAGGTCGGACGTGCTAACTTCAAAATCAACGCTGTTTATAGGGTCGTGTAGTGGTAAGTCGCCTAGCCAAGTCGGCATTTTGAAGGGGACTCGCTGACCTTTCCTACGATTGAAGAACGCCAGCCACCAGTCAACCTCATCCCGGCTTTTACAAACCACTTCACCTTGTCGAATTTGTCCGGCCTGTAAGCCGCGCACGATACCGCTGAACGGTCCCACTTCGGAGTCGACATATTCCGGCAACCACTGAAACGTTGCATTCTGACCACTGGCCCAGTTAAGACGGCGCGTTAGCACTTCCATTCCGCCGACCGTGGCATCCGCCGATAGCGAAGGGCTGACAGGTTCCAGGTCGGTAACCAAACGACGAAACGCCATGTTGGCCTGTAGCACTTTACTGGTAACCCATTCAGCACTCGATTCGCCGCCGACAAGGCAACGCCACGCCGGGTAAATCCTTGCGCCAGAAGACCAGTTAGCGGTCAAAGGGTTTAACGTTGTCAGCGTTAACCTATCGCCTGAAATCGCATCTACCGTGATAACTTCCGGCTCCAATAGCGGATCGTCGGGAATCAGAACGTACTCATCCCCAACAGCGGCTAAGTAAGACACCGGTTTGGCGAGAACTAAAGTATTCGTGCCTAAGTCCGCCGAAGCTGATAGGATCCGAACACGAGGCCATTGTGGCAGTAACCAGGTGTAGGGTTGCGAGTGGTGCATACGGTACTGGAAGTTTGCCGCCTCATCGCCCGCAAGCTGGACCTGATACTGAACGCGCTCTCTCGGCTTACTACGCAGTCCGCGCCACTGCCCGGTCATGTCTCGGGAGCGGAGAACGTTCGTTTTGAACTCGTAAGTTTCCTCGACCGGCGATTTCCAGTCAGGCTTAAAGGGGAACAGAGCGCGAACGTCTTTAGGCAAAGCCATACTAGCCCCCTTCCAAAATCGTAGAAAGCTGACGACGTTCAGCCCTTAGCACCGTCATAATGTTGCGGCCAAACGAGCCCGTAGACGCGATAGAGTTAGACAGGTCTTCCGGATCCAGTGCGATAAACTGGTTAAACTGCATTGGCCCTTTACCCTGCCCGCCCCCACCGTTCAGCGCGTGTCTCGGATCGTTACGGGTTAAGACTTCTTCGCCTTTCTCCAGAATGGTCGGCACTTCGTTAGGTTTTAATCCCGCTATCCCGCCGGAGTGATATCGTGTTGCATTGCTGAACCATGCGGGATTAGCTAAACGCGGCGTACCGGCGCCCGCCATGCCGCCGGAGTGATTGGCGAAAGCGGCTATCGCAGCTTGCATAAAACCGTTACCACCTCCGCCACCGGACGCGGCTTGTAAAGCATTGAGAATCGCCTGCTTAGCGATCATCTTGCCAATCTCGAAGATGAACTCCCGGGCGAACTGTAGGAAGCCTGAACGGAGACCTTGCAACACGCTACCGGTCTCACGGATCGTATTAGCGAACGTGTCAAAGCCGCTATTCATCGCCGCGCCACCGACCTCGCCGATATCCGCGGCAGTGATCTTTCCTATTTCAGAGAGTTCGATTAGTCCGTTTTTCTGGGCTTCCAGGGCTGCGATAGCCGCCTGTGCTTGCTCGGTATTACCCGCACTCTGCCAGTAGGCGATTTGAGCGTCTATGGCCTGTCTCAGCGACGCGGTGACTTCGTTGATCTTGGTGCGAATCTGCTCGTACTGCGCGAACTCGCCGTTGTCTCGGGCAAACTCCGCGTTTTGAATCAGGTCGCGGCGGAGTTGCTGCAGCGTATTGATCCGGTCTTCTTCTTCACGACGTTTTTCGGCAGCCTGTTTAAGTTTGTCCTGCTCGTACTTTTGACGGGCCAATAAACTTTCTTGCGCCACTAAAGCATCGACAACTCGCCATTCCTCACTTTGGCGGCCTTTGCCGAGTTTGTTCAGGTCATCGTAGATTTCCGCGTATTTAGATTGAATAGCCGCCAAGCTCGCGTCTAACTGTTGCTCCAGTGTTAACGAGGCGTCGCGACTCATCAACTCAGCTAAGCGCTGTTTCAGGTTAGCAATGGTATTAGAAACCTGATCGGCCAGTTTGTCGGCGGCTTTCTGCGCTTCTTCCTCGGCGCCACCGGGCTTCCAAGGGGCTGCGTCAGGTAGCGTATCTACACCTGGTCCCGGAGCAGGGCTAGCGTCTTTCGAACTTGCAGGGCTTCCGGGCGTATTGAACGTCTCCGCCATCATGCCCATTAAGATTTCTTCGCGGGCTGCTGCGTCAGCTTCGATCTCTTTCTTACGTCGCTCGTATTCCTTATCCCACTCAGCACCGAGCTCCAGTGTTAGGCCATCCGCGTAGCCCTTCAAGCCGTTAAGCATCTGAGCAATGGTTTCGTTACCCAAAACTTTGTTCAGCTTCTCGGCGAGACCGATGATCTTAGAAACCAGTTTGCCGTAGTACGCGGCTATCGTCTCAAACGGGGCTTTTAAGGCACTGGCGAAGAACGACGCGACTTTAGCCCAAGCGAGCTTCACCTTGTCGAACAGGTTCATCAACGCGGAGAACGTGAAGATCGACAACCGGCGGAACGGCATAAAGTTGTCGTAAGCCCACTGGGCGAGTTTCCATGCTGCAAACAGCGCGATAAGTCCGCCCGTGACAACACTAAAGCCGGTCAATGCTGCAGTAGATAGGCCGAGGATACCGATCAACCTTTTAAACTTACCGATAGCTTTACCTACCCAACCCACCAAAGCGATCATGTCGTTGACCAGTCCCGCGGCGAAACGGAGCCCCATCCAGTAGGCCAGAAGTTTGATAACAGTTATCAATTCATCCGCATACTGAGCGAGTTCAACAATCTTAACAATCAGTTCACCAAGGGCCTGTCCTATCTTGACCGCACCTTCCTGCACAGCCGGGTCTTTCATCGCTTCGGCGGCTTCGTTTAATGCTTTTGTGAGTTCGTCAAGGAAGCCGCTTTGCGCCACGCGAACTTGAAGATCGAACAGCGAGTTATCGAAGCGACCCATTGCTGCGGAAGCGGAATTCATGGCGGCTTCCAGACCGGGACCGGCTCTGCGTGAAAGCTCGGTAACAAACGGGATCATCGCGTCCAATCCGACTTGCCCGTTTTCCATCATCTTGTCGAGTTTCTCAGTACTAACGCCTATAGAGTCGGCAAGAATGTTGAATGCGCCCGGAATCTGGTCGCCGAGTTGTTGCCTGACTTCTTCAGCCGTAAACTTACCCTTAGACATAATCTGAGTCAGGGCTTTAAAGGCTCGGCTCGTCTGGTCCGCGCTTAACTTGTTCGCACGGGAAGCCTGCGACATGCCGATCAGAAC